GGGTGGCCTGAAGTCTCTGTGGCGTCGTGAAGTCGAGCTTGAGCGCGACAACGACTTCGACACCGAGAACCTGAAGGCCAAGGCTACCGCTCGTTTCGTTCCCGGATGGGGCGACTGGCGCGGGGCTTTTGGGGTGGCCGGAAGTTGAGTAGAGCGCCACTCCAATAATTGCAACCACGGGGGTCTAGTGTTAGTCTCTGGCTTATGCCTAGGAAAAACCCCGGACCCCCGTGTATTGTCTGCCAGAAGCCGTCAGTGGCGCGGCATTTGTGCGAGACGCATTATTCAAGGTGGAGGCATCACGGAGACGCCTTCAAGGTTACGAGGCCCGACGATTGGGGCGACAGAAACAAGCATCCGCTTAACCACGCGTGGCGGGGCACAAAGAGAGTGGCAGAGGGCCGCGAAGACCGATGGGATGACTTTTACGCCTTTCTTGAGGACGTGGGAGAAAGACCAGAGGGCGATTTCCACCTAAAGCGGCTAGACCCTAGAAAGCCGTTTGGGCCTGACAACTTCTTTTGGTTTGAGCGGGCGACGCGCCCTGAGCTTACAGAGGATCGGGAATGGAGGGCGCTGCAACAGCGGAAATGGCGGGCAAAAAACCCCGTCCGATCCAAGGGCTACGATTTAAAGAAAAGCTTTGGTATATCCTTGGAGGACTATGCAGAGCGCCTTGTTAAGCAGAATGGTGTTTGCGCCATCTGTCATCGGAAAGACAAAAGCAGGTCACTCGCCGTGGATCATTGCCACACCACTAGAAAGATCAGGGGGCTTCTTTGCACTCCTTGCAATCGTTCGCTTGGTGCGTTTGGCGATAGCGTGGAGCGCCTTCAATCGGCGATCCGCTATCTGGAGGCTTCGCGGTGAGCATCCGTCCAGATACCAGAGGCGCACCCAACTACGTTCCCGGCGGGGTCTGGGCAATTTGCGATAGGTGCAGTTTTAAGCGCCGTCGCTCTGACGTAGCGAAGGAATGGACGGGCCTGATGGTTTGCCTTGATACGTGTTGGGACCCTCGGCCAGCCATTCTGACGGCCCCTGATGTGGGTCCAGAGGGTGTGCCGCTTCCCGATATTCGTCCGCGTCCCGATAACCTGTTTATCGACGTCAACGATCCTGTTTTGCCGGAAGACCTGTAGCGATGGCGACCCTAAACGTAGCTCCAGCGCTTTCGGCTTACGATCTGCGAGACGGTCGATTGGTCGAGGGAAAAAGCTTTCGCGAGGTCTTTGTTTCTCTCGCCGCCAGCCGCACGGCGGCGAATATCTATAACTTTCTCAACGGTGAGCTTGGTGTGAGGAAGCGCGGACCCACGCGCTACGCGCCCGCGAGCCATCATGTCAGCTTTGTTGTCGGCGTCGCTTCCTACGCGAAGGTGTTCGACGTTGCAGCACAACGGATTATCGCACGAATGAAGAAGGTGTCCGCCATCGGGGATTTCGCCGTTTGTCACAGTCCAGACAAGCCGGTGAGCTTTCCAAACACCCGGACGCACGCTGTGAATCTTCCCGATATTTATCAAGCCGTAGCCTGTTGTTGTGCGCGGCCCAACCCACTCCACACATCCGCTATCGCGCTTTTCCAAGCGTCGCTTCAAAAGGCAGGGGAGGGAGCAGTATTTCTGCTTAGCCACCACCTTCGGGATTATCGTGCCGCATTGTACGCAAGGCTTTTCCATTCGCCGATGATAATGCAGGGGTTGCCACATGGCAACTAGCAACAGCATTTCAGAAACCTTCACGGCACGGGACGTAATCACCCAAGCCATGACGCTGATTACCGTGCTGGGTGGTGGGGAAACCCCGTCTGGTACGGACGGCGAGCAATGCCTTACGCAACTGCAATGGATGCTCAAAAGCTGGCAGGCTGACGGCTGCAACCTCTGGCGCGAGGAAGAGGAAACGATTGTGTTTGCCGCTGATACGGCGACAGTCACGCTTGATCCTCGGGTTCTGGACGTTCAAGAGGCGCGGGTTGAGATTGACCCGACGTTCCAGCGGATTCTGGCGCGGTGGGAGCGCGGTGAGTACATCACCCTCCCGAACAAGACCGCGCCGGGAAGCCCCACTATCTTCTACTTCCGTCGCAAGCGCGATTCGGTGACCATGACGCTGTGGCCGGTTCCGCCGATTGAGACAAACATCCTTTGCACTACGGCGCGTGTGATTGAGGACGTGACGGACCTCGACCAGAACATTGATGTTCCGCAAGAGTGGTGTGAGACGGTGACGTATAACCTCGCCGCTCGTCTGCTGGACACGTTCGGCATTACCGAGACTAGGCCGGTTGTTGCGTCAAAGATTGTCGCGATGGCCCGCGAGCTTTACGATAAACTTAGTGGGTTCGACCGCCCGTCGTCTGTCTTCCTTCAACCGCAATACCCTTACAGAGGATATGCACAATGAGCGGCGTTAACCGTTTCTTTGAAAGCCCGAACGGCCATGACGTTCCGGTCAGCTACGAAAAGCCCTTCCCGGTCACGTCTATGTTCGGTGCGGGGTCGGCCTCCACGACTGCGGCCCGGTTGCCGTCGAGTGCCGCGACGAACAACGCGACGCTGGTTAAGGCAACGGCTGGCGCGATCTATAGCGTCAACGGCTACAATGCCTCGGCAGGCGTGATTTACCTGAAGTTCTATAACAAGGCGACGGCTCCGACCGTGGGGACTGATACCCCGGTCCTGACCTATGCTCTTCCGGCTACGGCTGCGTTCTCGTTCCAAGTCCCGTTCGGCTTTGCGACAGGCATTGGTTACGGGATGGTGACGGGTGCTGCGGACAATAACAACACGGCAATCGGCGCGGGTGACGTTCTCGGCCTCACCGTAGTCTATGCCTAGAAATGCCCGCCGCAGTTCTCGGTACGACGTATGACACAAGGTCGGTCGGGAAACTTCCTCCCATCCGCCTGATAAACCGCTATGTCGAGAAGGCAGACGCCAATCAGGTAACAGGGGTGGCTATCCTGCCTAGGCCTGGTCTGGTGCTTAATAGCACCGTGGGGACCATGCAGCGCGGGGTATTCCGCGAAGATGGCCTGTTTAGCGGTGATCTGTTCTGTGTGTCCCTGACGACGCTTTATCGGGCTGGTGTGGCGGTTCCGTTCGGGGGCGGTCTGACCGCGATTGCGGGGACTGATCTGATCCGGTGGGCGGGGACTGACCTTGTGCAAGGGCTGTTCTTTGTCGCTGGGGGTGAACTGTACCTCTACGACGGAACGGACGTAAGGCGGGTAACGGTGCCGTCGTCCTATACCGCGACGGACGTAACCGAGATTAACGGTTATATCGTCGTGCAGGCTGGCGGGATTGGTCGGCGGTACTTCATCCGTCCCGGTGAGATTACGATTGATCCGCTGGACTTCTTTACGGCGGAAAGCTCGCCCGACAACTCGGTTGCCACGATTGCCACAGCTTCGGAGCTTTGGCTGTTTGATTCGGAAAGCGCGGAGGTTTGGCTTCCGACCGGTCAGAGCGATGCGCCATTCCAGCGGTATCAGGGCCGGATATTCTCGCGGGGGGCAACGTCTCGCGACTGCGTGCTGATGTTCGACAACACGATTTTCTTTGTGGGTGAGGACAATGAGCAAGGGCGGATTGCTTATCGGGCGGCTGACGTTCCACAACGCATCAGCACCACCTCGATTGAAGAGAAGTTCAGGCTTTCGGGCAGTGACTTCACGGCCATTGCGTTCATCCTTGATGGCCACGCCTTTTATATCGTTTCGTGCGATCAGGGATCATTCGCATTTGACGTGTCAACCGGCGCATGGTGCGAGTGGCAAAGCTACGGACTTGATCGGTTCCGTGGTCACGTCGCGGTCGCCTCGGCGGGGTCTTCGGTGGTGCTTGGCGATAGCCAGAGCGGGAAGTTGTTTACGCTTAATCCGGCGATAGGGAACGACAACGGCGACCCGATCTATCGCGTGGTTGGCGGTGGAGTTCCGACGATCAAGCGCGCCTCGATTGATAGCCTCTGGATTCAGTGCAACACGGGCGCATCACCTAACCCGGAAGCATTGCCGGTTATGCGTATCAAGTGCTCCAAAGACGGTGGGATGACTTGGGGCGACGAGAAGCAAGCGAACCTCGGATTTATTGGCCAGTATAACAAGCGCGTGTTCTGGACGCGGCTTGGCCAGTATCGCTCGCCGGGCTTCTTGTTTGAAGTGGTAGATTCTGACAACGTGCAGACAACGCTACAGTACGCCACTTACAATGAGCCGTTCTGATGGTTGCGCGTCCTGTCGATGTTTCTCCTCTGCAGGCGGCGTTCCCTGTCGTTGACCCTGCAACGGGTCGGGCGACACAGACGTTTCAGCGGTTTCTATTGAACCTGTGGGAGCGGACGGGCGGCTTTACGGATGAGTTCTTTGAAATCCTGACGGTATCGAACCTCGGCACGATTCAGGGGCTTATTGCTACAGGCCAGAACGAGGCCCTTGCGCGGGCTTTGGGCGATGTGGCGGCACAAGGTCGGCTGGACGGGATTGACCGCCTGACGGGTCAACTAGAGGCCCTTGCGCGTCAGTTTCAATCGCTACAGGGCGTCAGCACGGCTGCGCTGTCTCCGGTGCCTAAGACGCGCGTGGTTATCTTTGACGCGGACGACACCTATTCCGCTGGCTCTGACGTTCGCTCGATTGACGTTTACTGCATTGGTGGAGGTGGCGGTGGAGGCCGTGGGTCGATTGTCAGCACGGGCGGCGGCGGCGGTGGTGGCGGTGGGGGCGGTTACACTTATGCCACGATGAACGCGGCGACCTTGCCAGCCACTATCACGGTGACGGTTGGTGCTGCTGGATCGGGCGGCTCGCCGGGCGTTGCGGCCACGGCGGGCGGATATAGCGCGTTTGGTGATCTGCTTTATGCAAATGGCGGAAATTTCGGCACCGCTGGCTCTATTGGCGTTGCGGGGGTTGGTGGCGCGGTAACAACTCTTTACGGCAACTTGTTTCGTGGCGGGCTTGGCACGGACGGAAGTTTGGTCACAGCGTCAGACGCCTCAAATGATTATCAAGGCGCTCCCGGCGGTGGTGGTGGCGGTGGGTATAATACCGGGGCTGGCGGTGCTGGCGCGGCGGGTTCTTGGCGCGCTCTTACGGCAACGGGTGGCGGCGGTGCGGGTGGTGCGGCAGGCACGTCAGGCTCGCCCGGTTCTACGGCAGGTGATTCCGATGTGTATTTCGGCCCCGGCTATGGCGGTGGCGGTGGCGGTGGAGCAACCACTGATGACGGCGGCGACGGTGGTGATGGGGTTGTTGGCGGCGGCGGCGGTGGTGGTGGCGCTACCGGCGCTGGCAGCGTGGTATCCGGTAATGGCGGAAATGGCGGCGCAGGCCGCGTGATTGTTGTGGAGCATCTCTGATGGCAACCCAAGCGACGGGCGTAACAACCCAACTAACGACTACTGCTGTTGCGCTGGTGACTGCGGGGGCTAACGAGTCGTGTGTGATTACCTCGGTGGTCGCCATGAACATCGACACGACCAGCCGGTTTGTTACTTTGTATCAGGTGCCCTCGGCGGGTTCCGCAACCACGGCTAACCAGATGACGGTTCAGACGGTGTTTCGGGGACAAAGCGTAACGGTGCCGGTCGGTGCTGTTGTGCTGGCCAATGGCGCGGCCTTGTATGCCAAGGCGGACGCTAACACGGCGGTCAATCTGTCGGTGAACTACTACCGCAGCGATCAGCAAGCGTGAGGACGCTAGACCCGACCGTCCTGAACGAAGTCGCTAATCATCCCAAGGTCAGGCCGTGGCTTAAGGGTGAGGGCGAAGTCGATCTGTCGGCGCTGATCTGTGACCCGGCAAACATCGCCTTGCAGTTTGAGGGCGGTGGATGGGTTCTGCGGAATCTCGGTGCTTGTCAGTACGAGGTCCACTCGCTTTTCCTGCCTGAAGTCAGGGGGGCAAAGGTTCGGGACAATCTGAAGGAGGCGCTTGAATACGTCTTCTTGAAGACGGACGCGGTTAAACTTGTGACGCAGCTTCCGGCGGGGAATGTTGCTGCTCGGGCACTTGCGCGGATAGCAGGGTTTCGGCTATGGTTTGGAGAATATCACGTCCTCTGCATTGAGGATTGGATACAGGCGAGCGATGCTTGCTTACAGGCCGGTCAGCAGTTTCATGAGAAACTAGAGGCAATATCTCCCTCTCATGCTGCTGGAGCGGCGTTTCTGATGCTCAAGACCAACCCGGCTAAAGCCGTCTGGCATTACAACCAATGGGCTGCGGTTTGCTTCGCGCCGATGATTGATCTTGTCTCGATCTCTCCGCTGATGATCTGTTGCGGCAAGGTGCTGCATGGCCCTGAGTTGGAGGCTATCTGATGCCAGTTGCTGTTCCTCTTATTGCTGGGGCCGTGACCCTTGGTGGAGCTGCGATTGCCTCGCGTGGCGCTGATCGTCAGGCGAGGGCAGCACAAGGTGTAGCCGACCAAAACAACGCGCTTCAGCGGGACATTTTCAACCAGCAGCGGACGGACCTTGCTCCGTGGCGGGCCTCGGGTACGGCTGCGCTGTCAGAGATTAACCGTCGTCTGGGCTTGGGTGGCCAAGCGTCTCCCGTTGCGCCTCGGGTGGGTGGTGGCCAGCCTTTGATTGGCGGTGGTGGTGTTGCCCCGACCGTTGGCGGTGGTGGGGGTGGTGGATACGGCACGGGCGGGGCGAGTTACGATCAGCGCGACGTGGCGTTGTTTGCTCCGGGCCTTAGCCCGCAAGATGATCGATCGGTCATGCCTCGCCAGATGGGCGATCAGCAGGACGTGGCGCAGATGGCTCCCGGCCTGATGCCTGACAGCCCCTCTGTAATGCCGCTCGCTACCGGATCGAATGTGCTTTCGACGGACGGCTCTACAGGTCCGCAAGTTCTGCCGGGCGCACAAGGCCCGACGCTTACGGGAACGGCACCTGCTGGTGGTCCGAACGTGCTTGATCCTGAGAACCGTTATGGCGGCTTCTATGCCTCGCCCGGCTATCAGTTCCGGTTCGATGAAGGCCAGCGGGGGATTAACGCCAACCGTGCGGCCTCGGGCTCGATGCAAAGCGGGGACACGCTGCGGGCCTTGACGCGATACGGTCAGGACTATGCGTCGAACGAATACAACACGCAAATGAACCAACTGTTTAGCGTGGCGGGCCTCGGCCAAACGGCTACAGGTCAGGGCAACGCCTTGGCTGGCCAGTATGGCGCACAGGTCGGCCAGAACAATCAGAACGCCTCGAATGCCCTTCAGTCCAGCTACGGGACGCAGGCAAACGCTTGGGGTAACGCGCTGGGGAATATCGGCGGGAACATCGCCTATAACTGGCCTACGGGTTCGACAGGCGGGACGGGTGGTCAGAATCCGCCGTCTGATCTTTGGGGGCTGTTCTAATGCAGGTCGATCCTTACGCGGCTACCAACGCGCTTTCTGACGGCTTCAACCAACAACAGATGATGGCCCAGTCCCGCGCTCGTCGTGTGGCTGGTAATGCCTTGGCGGGTGGTGATGCTGCTGCGGCAATGTCTGCCCTTGGCGGCGCTGGTGACCTTGCAGGCCAACGGCAAATCGGCGCTGACATGACCCGTGATGCCGACGCGCAACGCGAGCGTGATGCGGCGGAAAGAACGGAAAAACTGAAGTTCATCCTTCAGGGTGCAGAGGGTCTGTTGCAGGCCCCGCCCGATCAGCGCCGTGAGATTTACACGACCACGCTTCGCCCGGTGCTTCAGCAAATGGGATACCCGGATGAAGTGCTGGCGCAACTCGATTCCGCCGACATGAGCGACGCTCAACTCCGCTCTCTGGTGACGGCGGTTGGTGGCGAAGTGGGTGCGGTGACTGCTAATGACCGTATGTCGGGCGGTGATGTTATTCGGCCTGATCGTTACACGGGCGTTTACAGCACAGTTTACGATGCGCCTGTGGCCCCGCCTAGCCTGCCAACCGGCTATCGTCGCAAGGCGGACGGCTCCGGCATGGAATTGGACCCCGATTATCTGGAAGGCCAGCAACGCCTTTCCGGCGCTCGCCGTGCGCCTCCCCGCCCTCGCTCTGGCAATAGCGGTGCTGCGGCTCCGGCTGGCCCTGCTCGTCGTCCGTGGGAGCGTTACTAAATGGCGCAGCAAGAGGCTCCCGAAGTCGGCGCGGTTATCGACGGATACCGCTTCAAGGGCGGTGACCCCAAGCAAGAGGCGTCGTGGGAGCAAACTGAGCCGCTTCCCGCGCCAGAATACGGCCAAGGCGCGATGCGCCTCCCGAACGGCGCTGTCGTCCGCTACGGCCCGCGCGGCGGCATGGATACGATTGTCTCTGCTGCTCAGGCTGCGGCGGCTGGAAACGGTGCGGAATCGTCTCCGATGGTTGGGGCTGACGCTCGCGCGCGGTTCATGATTAACCTTGGCCCGCTCCAAGCCGCGCAAGACAACATGGAGCGTATGGACCGCGAGGGTTACAACCCGTCGAGCTTCCAGAACGCGGGCGCTGCTGCGCTAGAGGCTGTTCCTTTTGACGCGGGATTTGCCGCTCGCATTGCTGGTGGCGAGGACTACAATGCTTACAACCAAGCGGCCAAGACGTTTGAGGCGGCTATCCTGCCGATCATGTCTGGCGCTGCGGTAACTCCTACTGAAGCGCAGCGCCTGATCCGCGCGGCTCTTCCGCAGCCCGGCGACAGCCCCGAAGTTTTGGCTCAAAAGTCCGAACAACGCCGGATGATGATTAACGCGGTGGCTCAAGGTATTGGCCAAGCCGCGCCTTACGATCCTAACGACCCAAACAACCTTCGCATTCGCGACCTTCTGCCGGACGAAACCCCGGAAGCCCTTGCTGCAAGTGGTCGCGTCCGTGGCGCTGATGGGGTGTGGCGCTATCCTCGCGACGATCAAGGCAACCCCATCTTCCCGGAAGACGGCGGTGGCGCTCCTCCGCCTGATGGAGGCGGCGTCAACGGCTCCGCCCGTCCCGGTTCTGAGGGCGAGGCTGCACCGGCTATGGGTGCGATTGAGGCGCGCACTGCTGATCAAGGCATTGGCCGTCGTGCTGATACGTTCGTTCGCGGCATTGCGGATGCGGCAACCTTTGGCCTTTCGGATGAAATCACCGCTGGCCTGAATACGCTTGCTCCGCTGGACCGTGGAACGCGCGGCGGCTGGAATGGTGATTGGGGCGGCGCGTATCGTCAGAACCTCGATCTGATGCGCGGGATTGATGAGGCCGATGCGGAGCAAATGCCGCTGACTCGCGGGGCTGGCCAGTTGGTCGGCGCTGTGGGTGGCGGCGTCGGTACGGCACGTCTGGCTCCACAAATCCTTCGCCAAGCCCCTCGGCTGGCTCGCAGCGCGCCGCTAGTTGATCGCGTTGTGCGCGGGGGTCAGAATGCCGCTCGTTTGGCTGCTGGTGGCGGTGCTGCGGGTGCTGCTTATGGGTTTGGCTCTAGCGAAGGCGACCTAGGCGAGCGGGCTGGTGATACCGTTCAGGGCGGCGTTCTCGGTGCTGTTGCTGCTCCGGTGGTTGGCGCGGCTGCCCGTCCGGTAATCAATAATGTCCTCGCTCCGGCAGGCCGCGTGATTGCCCGTCCTATTGCGGCGCTTGGCGAGCGGTTCGGCGTTCCCGGCGCTGCGGAGGCTTCCCGTCGCCTAGCCCCTAACGTGCTTGAGGGAGCGGTTGACAGGTACGGCGCACGGTTCAACCCGGATGCGGGCGTGTTGACGCAACGCGCGGATGAGCTTGAGGCGCTTGGGGTTCAGCCCCGCCTTATCAATCTGGTGGATGACGCTCGGGCGGGTACGTTCCGCGCACTAAACACGCGGGATACTGGCGCTCGCGAGGTTGCCTCTCGGCTGCCTGAAACCATGCGCCGAAACCTTCCTGCGCGTGTTCGCCAAATGGCGGGTGAGGAAATCTCGCAAGAGACGCGGCCCACTCTCGATGTGATTGATGAACTGTCGGCAACCCGCCGCGCGAACGCACAAGAGGGCATGGCTGACTTTGGTGGCCAGCAAGTCCGGTTGAATGAAAACGCCGTGCAAGCGGTTCGCTCTGACATGGCACGCAATGCTATTCGAGAGGCGGCGGTTCGCGCTCAAGCCTCCCTTGACCCGGCAGAACGCGCGGCGGCTGGACGACTTAACCAGCTTGCGGACATGGCGCTTGATAATCCCTCAGGTGCGGCGATGACGGTGCGTGAGGCGCAAGATGTGTCCGCCGCCCTGAACGCTGCGGCGGCTGGCGCTTTCCGCTCACAAACGCCCGCTAACGGCCCTGTTCTCCGCGACCTTGGCCGCGCTATCCGAGAATCGGCTAGGCAATCGTCGGAAGGCTACGACAATTGGCTTCGTCAGTACGCCGATGACAGTCAGCTTATGGAGGCGGCGACCACGGGCCGTAACTTCGTGCAAGCTGCTCCTGACCCGATCAGCGAGCGTTCTACCGACGCCTTCATTCGCCAAGCCACAAACGCTACGCCGCCGGAAATGAATGTTCAACGGGCTGCGGCTCGTCAGGCAATGGAGGCCCAAGGCTCTGGCCCGACCGGCGCTCGCGGTGTTCTGGAAAGCCTCGCCAGTAATGAAGACCAGTTCCGCCGTGCGGCTGCGCTTGGGGTTGATGCTCCGCGCCTTCGCGCTCGGTCTGAGGCTGAGTTGCGGGTGTTGCAAGACGCTCAACGGGTATCGCCCCGCGTCGGCTCTGAAACGATGACGAACGCTGCTGACCAAGCGGCGGAAATCGGCGGTGCGATTGGTGACGTGGCGCGGGGGAACCTGCCGGGCATCATGGCTCGCCTCGGTCGCCGGTTCATGTCTCGCGGGTTCAGCGACCAACAAGCAGAGGCTATCAGCCTTGCGGCTATGGACCCGGCCCGCACCCGTGAGGTCATTGACATGCTGGCCACGCGGATGAACAGGCAAGAGGCCCGCGACACGCTTAGAGCAATCCGGTTTGCCGCATCGCGCGGAGCTGGTGAATACGCAGGGGATGAAGAATAATGGCCGCTGGTCGCATTGTCATTTCTGAATACGCCCCGGCGCGTGACCGTGACGATACCCTTGTCGCGGGCGCGAAACTGTACGTCTATGAAAACGAAACCACGACGCTTGCCACGATCTACACAAGCGCGGCCCTTACGACGCCTCTTGCTAACCCGGTTGTGGCTAACTCGTCTGGCCAGTTTGCTCAAATCTGGGCTGACAATACGCTGACGTATAGCGTGTCGATCACGGGACCCGATGGGCAAAGCATTGGCAACCCGTCCGTTTTCGATGACTACAGCCCGTCAACCAATTTCGCGGTTTCGGAGGTTCTGGAATACAAGGCCCCCGTTCGTGTAGCCTCGACGGCTAACATCACGATTGCATCCGCACTCATTAACGGCGCGACCATTGACGGCGTGGTGGTGGCGACGGGTGACCGGGTTCTGCTGAAGGATCAATCGACCGGATCACAAAACGGCATTTACGTTGTGGTCGCGTCTGGCGCTGCAATGCGTTCTGGCGATGCTGATACAAGCGCCAAGGTCATGTCTGGAATGACCATGTTCGTGTCTGAAGGCACAGCAAGCGGCGGGGCGGTCTTTACCCTGACGACGGCTAATCCGATTGTGCTCGGCACGACGGCGCTGACGTTCTCGCGGTATGCCGGGATTGGCATCCTGCCGATTGCGAATGGGGGGACCGGAGCGTCAACCGCTTCTGGTGCGCGGACGAATCTCGGGCTGGTTATCGGAACCGACGTTCAAGCCTACGCCGCTAACCTGACAACGTGGGCTGGCGTCACGCCGGGAACGGGTGTTGCTACTGCTCTCGCGGTTAATATCGGGTCGGCTGGCGCTCCGGTTTTGTTCAACGGTGCAGGCGGTACGCCGTCGTCACTGGCATTGACCAACGCGACCAATCTTCCGATCAGCACGGGTGTTTCGGGGCTTGGCACGGGCGTTGCTACGGCCTTGGCGGTCAACGTCGGCTCTGCGGGCGCTTTCCTTACGTCCACGGCGCTTGCGGCTTCTGGCGGCTCTGCACTTATCGGCTTCCTGCAAGCAGGAACGGGCGCTGTTGCGCGCACGGCTCAGGCCAAGATGCGCGATGCGGTAAGCGTTGAAGACTTCGGCGCGGTTGGCGACGGCGTCACGAACGACACCGTAGCGATTCAGGCCGCCATCGACGCGGTCTCGACGGCGGGCGGCGGGCGTCTATACCTCGGCCCCAAGACTTACATCGTCAATCAGGTTGGGCTTGGCTGTCTGACGGCCAAATCTAACGTCTTCATGGTCGGCTCGTCGTCGGTTCTCAAGATGGGCTCTGCTGCGTCGGCGTGTGCGATTATTCACAGTGCGTCGGCGGTCTCCAATCTGGACTTCGAAGGCATTACCTTCGACGGCAACAGCGGCTCCGTTCTCTTCGACACGCGCGGCATTCTGCTGGAAAATGTTGACCGCATCACCGTCAACAGGTGCGTGTTTCAGTATCTGCGCCGCGACCCGATCCTGCTGGGTGAGGCCACCCTCGCGCGTCTGGTCACCATTGAGAACAGCATTTTCCAAAATATCGGCTTCGGCACGGCTGCGGTTAATGGCGTTCGCATTTACCACACCAAGGGGCTGATCGTCGATAACTGCTATTTCTATGACTTCATCTTCTCGCCAATCGACACCAATCCGACGCAGCCGGTAAGCGACGAAGAAAACCACCTTATCATCACAAACAACTATCTGCTGAACAGCCCGTCTTGGCTTGTCGGCAACTCGTCTATCGCCCTGCTGGCCGACCGCGTTCTTTGCCAAGGCAATACGATTATCAATGGTGGTCAAATCGTCGTCCACTCCTACGCGGGAACCGGCCAGACGACCCGCGACTATCGGATCATTGGCAACAGTCTGCTGAACAACGACAGCGGGATCATTGTTAACCAAGGCGAAAACAGCGACATTGTGGTTGCCGATAACGTCATCAAGGGTTTCGGTAATTTTGGCATCCAAGTTCTCCTGCCCGGCGGTGGCGCTGTCGCCGTTAATCCCGTGGTTCTCAGCAACAACATTATCGAAGATAGCAGCACCGATTACACATACACGGCAGCTAACCAACCTGTTTGCATTCTGCTATTCAACGCTAACAATGTTCTGGTCACGGGCAACCAGTGCATCCGTCCGCGCTTTGCCGGTGTCTGGTCGTGCGGTAGCTCGAACGTCCTGATCTCTGCAAACTCAATCGTCAATCAGGCCGGTTACGCGCCGTCCGACCTGACGACCTTTGGCGGCGGCGGCATTCTGGTCAGCGCGGGCGGCTTCGGCGCTCCCGTTAGCCTGACAAACGTGACCGTCACCGGGAACTTCGTCCAGAACAGCTTGACGACGTGGAGCGGTGCGCCCGCGACCAGCATCCGCACCGGGGCAATCACCGCGTTTAACGACACGTCGGGCGCGGCGACGATGAATAACATTACCCTGACGAACAACGTAGTCGATCAGGTGTATGGTGTCGGCGTCCAGACGAACGAACTGCAAAGCTGCTTTATTGACGGCAACGCGGTTACGAACTCGTCTGGCGCGCGGCTGCTGGACACGGCCTCCACCCTGCGGCTTTCTAACGTCATCATGGGCGCTTATACGGCGGCTCCGACGACTGGCGCACACGTCATTGGTGAGGTTATATTTAACAGCGCACCGGCAGCGGCTGGCTTCATTGGTTGGGTTTGCACGGCAAGCGGAACGCCGGGCACTTGGAAAACGTGGGGAGTTATTTCGGCATGACGGCTCAAGAGCATATCGACGCCATCGGGCGCGCATTGATGAAGTCGGAGGAAGCCGTCAAGGCGACCCGCAAGGCGCTCAAGCTGGTTGAGGAACATCATGCTATCCTCCACGCCCGGCTGGACAAGGCTCAAAAAGCCTATGTGGCGTCCCGCGACGGCGACAATATCGTCGCGTTTAGTGGCGGCACCGACAAGCCCCCGGTCAACGACCCAGATGCCCCGGTGAAGCCGTGAGCCTGATGCTGGCGTACACGGCGGCGATTGTCGCGGTCTTTGTCGTCTGCTTTTTGGCCTACAGGTCCAAGCCCGAGAAGTACGCTGACTTAATGGGCGTCAGCGCGCTACTGTCTATGGTCTTTGTCATCAACAACTTGTTGGTGGCCCTGTATGGCTTCCCAGAGGTCATTCTAGCCGCGCCGATACTAGATGCGTTCCTCGCGGTTATGATTTACCGGGCGTGGCTAGCAAGCCGCGAAAGCTGGAAGGTCGTGATGGTCGGTGCGCTTGTGGCGCAACTTATGCTACACGTCGTAGCAATTTCCATGTGGAAGTTGAGCGCGCTGACGCAACACGGTCTGTATTTGTACGTTGTTGCGGTCAACGCGTTTTTCATCGTTCAGCTTCTGGCTCTTGGGTGTGTCGGAGTGGGTCATGGTCTGGATCGGCTTCGCGCTTATCTGTCTAGTCGCCGGGGTCTGCCTTTTGTTGCGGATGCTCACCAATGAGCGGCCCGACGCCAGCCGTGGTAGCCGACCGAGTAGCAAGGCTGACTGACCGGGTGATAGACCTTGAAAAGCAGATGGTTGCGGTCATGGCCCTGCAACGCTGGCAAATGGGAGCGGCGGTCGGGGCAGGCGTCGTTCTGACGTTGCTGCTTCCAAAGATTTCTAATGTGTTGGGGCTGACCTGATGAATGATCTGCACATCGACGTAACGGCCATTGCTGGCCTTCTGGTGCTAGGCGTCATCGGCGTGGCGGCTATCATCCACGGTGACGGCGAGACGGTGGCTGCTGCGGCGGTGGGGGCCGTTGGCGGCTGGATGGCGCGAGGGGGCGGCAAGGTCACCACCACGACGGAAACCGGCCCTCCGACTATAACCACGACGGACGTTTGATATGAGCCTAGACCAGATTCTTGAATCCCTCATCGGCAAAGAGGGCGCTTACAGCAATCACCCGTCTGATCGGGGCGGCGAAACCATGTGGGGCATTACGGCGGCTGTTGCTCGCTCTAATGGCTACCGTGGCGCAATGCGCTCCATGCCGCGCGAGGAAGCCAAAGCGATCTATCGGGCGAAGTATTGGGAAGCCCCCGGTTATGCGGCTATCGCAGAACAGTCTCCGGCAGTCGCTGAGGAGCTTCTTGATACCGGCGTGAACATGGGGCCGTCCGTAGGCTCAACCTTCCTCCAGCGGCTTCTAAACGCCCTTAACCGCCAAGGCGTCGATTACGCTGACATTAAGGTTGACGGCGATGTAGGCCCAGCGACCCTGAAGGCCCTGAAAGCCTACCGCTCCAAACGCGGGCCGGATGCTGACAAAGTGTTGCTGAAAGGCCTGAACGCCCTCCAAGGCGCTCGCTATGTGGCGCTTGCCGAAGGGCGCGGGGCCAATGAGGATTTCCTGCACGGCTGGTTGCTGAATCGGGCCTGAAACGAGAAGGCCCTCCAACCGAAGCTGAAGGGCCTACCCGGCTTGTGGCCACGCGGGAAGAATGTATGCGAGCGCGCTATTCCCGCCAGAACCTCTGTGGCGGCAGAGGGAGTAGTCCGCTTTCGGGCCGACCACCTTTACGCGCTCGCACTACCCTTCTAGCCTATATGTGCTAGTCTCTCAAGATGGATATTTATCAGCGAATAGCGGCGGCAACCCAAAGCGCCGCCAACTCTGCACAAGAAGCCATCCGACTCGCGCGCTCGGCTCGCCGCGTTTCGTACTTTTCTCTGGCCGCGTCGGCGGTTGCGTTGGCCCTCTCCATTTTCTCCCTTCTCGTTGGGAAGGCCTGATGTTCGGCCTCGATAAGACCGCTGCCCGCATCGTCCAGATCGGCGCTATCGTCGTCGTCCTGATCTTCCTCGGCCTAACGCTCGCATACTGCCAAAGCCGCAGAGACGCTGCTGTAGCCCGTTCAGAGGCCAAGGTGGCTACAGGGGCCGCAAACGCTGGTAGCGCCGCTGTGCGCGCCACTGAGGGGCGTTACGAGCGGGATGCGGCTACGGATGCACAAACCAAGTCCAATGCGGACTTTATCGAAGGGGCTGACAATGCAGAGCAAGACGCTGGCGAGGCTGGCCGTAGGGGCTGGATTGCTTACTGTCGCCGGGTGCGGGACAACCATCCAAAGTGCGATGGATTGCAGCAAGCTGATCGGCCCGTCCCTTCGCGCTGACGTTCCGGTAACCCCACCCCCCGAAGAGAACCTTATCGGCTCTTGGGTCGCGGTTGCCGATGCTCGCCACGGCGATACAGACAAGGCGAACAATCGGGCTAACACCGTCATTGAGATTTGCGACGCGGTTGGGGTTGAGAACCAGCGGCTTACCCGTCGTTCGTGGTGGCCTTTTTGATTCTGGTGGCGTCAGGAACAACGCGCCCGTCGCTAAGTGTCAGATTGTCTCCGCATGATGAACGAACGTCCGAACGGGTCAGCCGCGTCTCTTCACCGTCTATAAGTGCCAGATAGACAGGCTCCCATTTCGGAAGAGAGCTTAGATCGGCGTCTGAACGGCCCATGACCCACCAATGAAACCCTCCGTCCCATTCGCCCATGATGTAGTCGGCGTCGCGGGACCAGCGATGAAAGGTCTGACCGGACCAGTCAGATTTAAGGCTTGAAAGCAGCGCCTCAACAGAGGCAAACTCCTGAACCGGAATCGGCTCGCGAACGTCAACGAAAGACGGAATGTGCTGCCTGAACTTGATTGCTGCGGTCATCCGAAAAGCCCTCTTCCAAATCCTATCAGGGAAGTCCAGAACCACACTGTATAGGCAACCGCTGCCAGAACCAGAGCGAGCCTTACGGCTATAGAGGCTTTGCCGGTCACCGTCCCTCTCCCCCGGCTAGAAGGGCGAGGATGGAGTCGGCTCTCAACTTGCTGGCGATGACATAAGTGTCGGCGCTCGCGATGGCGCTTTGCCGGTCTTCGTCGGCAGGCCAGTTGAGTTCGGAAATGCGTTTGATTTGGTGGTCCCGGTGTTGCCAAGCCGCCGGGTCAACTATCCTCGCAATCCCCTCCCGCATCCCGTCTGGTGCGGGGGCTGCTGCGGCGTAGAGGTCAAATATCAGCCTCCCGTCATCGGTCTCGCGGAACGCCTGATTGCAATCCTGACAGACCCAGCCTTGAATCTCTCCGCCGCATTTCTGGCAGGCGACCGGCTCTGCGTATAATGGTGTGGTCATGGTTGGTGCTCTTGCTTGTCGTCCGCGACATCGACCGCCGCGAATATGCAGATGCTGCCGAGGGCGTAGATTATCGCGCCGCCCGTGAAGCCGATGGGGAAGGCGGTCCAACCGTGGAGGGCGTGAAAGCGCCATGCGGCCCACCAGAACAGTGTCAGGGCGCAAGCGAACGCCGCTAACCCCCATGCGGCACGTTTGTGTTTCGCGCTCATTCCGCCTCTCCCTTTGCGTGGTGTTTTGGTTCATCGGCCAAGGGGCCGATACCCACCGATACCGTTTCGGGGGCTGTGGTAGCCCAGAGAACGCAGCCGAAGTCAGGCGCGGTTCGGATGGCTGCGTAATATCCTGACCCATCAACCGCGATGGCTTTCTCGGCCTTCAGCAGACGACCCTCCTCGGCCTCTTGCGCGTCCCAATCGTCGGAGAACGCCTCGCGGGCAGGCGCGATAATGTTTTCGCGCTGCTTGATCGCCGCGCACCGGCCCATGACCAGTTCGTCAAACTGCCAATCCGCTTCGGCGTTGGACCAGTGAGAACAGGACGAACAGCGGCCCTCGCTAGGTACGGACGGCGCAGCCGGGAGTGAACCCCCTTCTTTCAGGTCAGAGGCAGTCATTGGGATTCCTCCACGCGTGTTAGATATTCAGTTTCTCGGGTGCGCGGCCTTGGGTCACGATAGCCGTCCACCTTGCACCGCTGCTCTGGCAGCAAGATCGACGGGTGCGCCTTTGGCCGGACTTCAGCACAGCGCGGGCACGGAACGCCGCGGGCTGTTCTCGCATCACGGCGCGCGTCCCGAATGTCCCGGCACATATCGCCATAGTCGCTCATCACGAAAGCCAAAACAGCGAGAGAACACCACCCATAACCGCAAAGATAACCAGACTGCGAGGGCGGCAGATTTCGGCCAGCGCCCGGATGACCATAGGCACGTCGTCAACGGCGTTGGAAAAGTCCCATCCGCGATAGGAAGCGTCTGTGTCTCCGGTAGCCATAGCGGCTTCGCGGCGGTGGTCGGTAAAGGTTGATCTGTCGTCCATCACGAACGCTCCACCCAAACCACGACACCTTTAAGGGCGGCATTGGCAAAGTTCAGGGCGGCTATGCCAGCCCAAGAAACGGCGAGCAGGGCCTTTCCGTCGTTGGCGTAGGCCCAAACAAGTCCAAGCCCGACAAGCACCATTAGGGCGCTCAAAATCAGTTCAGCTATCTTCATCTGTTTTCTCCCCTTTGCTGGACGCCGCTGCCATTTCGGCAAACTGGCTCGCCCAACTGTGAATCAGGTCCGGAAACTCTTTCCGCCGCTCTTCGTGGATGCGCTCTAGGTCGCTGTTCACGCGGGGGCGGATGGTGATGTGTTTACGCTTGGTGGCCATCAAAGGGCCTCGACCCGCCACTCAGGGCCAAAGTTCTGCGAATAGTCCGAAGCCTCTCCGAACGTGTCGAACGCCTCGGGTGCCCATTCGCCGGTCTGGTCGTTGATAAGGCCGTAACGCATCTGCTGTCTCCCTTGTTGGTCCCACCACAATACGCCACGGTTACACCACGTCAACCCACTATCTGCATTATTTCAGTCCGGCGCGGTTAAGCGAGGTCCACATTTCTCGCTTCAGGGTCTCGGCGCTTTCCGGTGTCAAGTCGGGGTACTCGACTAGATGGCGGTCCAGCCAAAGGTGTTCGATCATCTGACGGGCTGAATATGGAACCCAGACATCTACAGACGACCCGTCGTGTCTTTCGAGATTAAGGTTCGTATTTGTCATCACAGGCTCCTTAAAAGTTGCTGGCGTTGGTGTGCTGCCCGGTCGGGCTTCATTGAAGCGCCTTCTCTGCCGCTAGGTAGGCTTCACGCGCGGCCATAGATTTCTGTTCGGCATCATGGGCTGCGGCCAATCGTTCGCCGCGCGCTCCGGTGTCTGTCGCTGGCCCCGGCCCGACCTTCATGTTTAGGTCGCTTGCTCGCTGGCGTAGGGCTTTCCACTCTTGCTCTAACCGGCGGACCTCAACCATCTCGGGCTTAGGCTCGCTCCAACCACGAAGGCCCTCTAGCATGGCCTCCCGGTCGCCGCCGTACTTGCGGCAAACGCCCTCAAGTTCCGGCAATGTCGGAAACCACGCGGCGGCGTTACCCACTCGCGGCTCGTTTGCCAGTTCCATAACTGCGGCCTGCGCCACGTCCATCGGATGACGGCGAAGGCAATGGACGTAGGCGTCAAAACCAACCTCTGCGGCCTCTTCGCTGGATGCGCGACGAGCCAGAACCTGTTGCAACTGCGAAACCATCAGTTCCGCTTCCTCATGGCTTGGCGGGACGGATGCAAACTCAACCTTGCCAATCGCCACCCGCACATTGTCCAGCGATTGCGCCTGTATCCCAGCCGAGGTCGTTACCTGATAGGGCGGCTTCCCCTCCGGGTAGCGCCATTCCCGATTCACGTTCACGCTTACGCCTAGCTGCGATGTCAGCGAATGACGTATCGCCTGATCGGTTTCCGATGGCTTTCGGGTTCCCAGCCATGCCCGCGCCTTCGCTGCCTCTTGGCTCGTCAGTCCAACGCCCCTTGTTGAGCCACGTTGCGGCGTGAGGGATGTATTTTGGGTTTCCCCACTCAGGCCAACGGCGTTGAGTATCGACTGCGGCGACAAGCGTTCCATGATCGGTTTCCTTAAGGGCTTTCAGGTATGCCGCATGGGCGGCTTTGCGGGATTTCTTGACTGGCCAACGCTCCCAAAACTCAGGGAACAAATCAGGCGAACGGACAAGAGTTACGTTAGTAACTCTCTTACTGTATGGTTCTGGTTCTGAAGAATGGCATGGCAAAACGGTAGCATTTGCCAGACCCAAACCGTTATCTTTCAGCGCCTTAGCGTGTCCGCCGCGTTTCCCGGCCTCGCTTCTTTTCACACTTTTTTCGACGGCTTTTTGCAGTTCAAGGGTAAGACGGCGCTGGCTAATCAGGCCGTCAGCCCTGACGAAAAACGCCATCACGTCGGAGGCAATTTTTCGCCACTTCACGACGGACAATCCGACCAGCCGGGCCAGTCGCGCCTCTTCGTCGGGGAGGGTTCCATTTGCCCGCCACATAGCCATGAGCAACAGGAGGTAAGCGCCGTGTTGTTCGGTTGTCAGGTGCCGGGTGTCGCCAAGGTAGTCAGCGACGTAAAGCTGCATGAACGGAACGCTCATGACAAAACCGAAAGGCTTGCGCTGAATGTCTGGTGGCGGTAAAACCGCATAGTCAGTGGCTCCTGTAAGCCGTTGGCATTTCGCGGGTCAGTTGGTCCTGATCCGCCCGACCTTTATCCGTCATTGATCGGAAAAGATCAAGGCGGGACAAGGGGAGAGAACGCGGCGGGGATTTGCTCCCTCTTGTGCTCGCCGTGGAGAGGAAGGCTCGGTGATGCTTCGCGCTCGCCGAGCCTTTTTCTATGGCGGCTAGACTAGCCCGGCGGTTTGAGAACATCACCGCCGGGCCTTTTCATATCAAAACGTCTTGAACAGGCTTCACCACCGGCTCAGCGAAGAGGCGGGGCTGCTTATAGGCTTCCTCGATGCGGCGACAAGCGGCCTCAAAGTATCGCTCTTCTCGTTCAATGCCCGTAAAGGCCAGCCCAGCGGCCACACAGGCCACACCCGTTGTTCCGCTGCCCATGAAAGGGTCAATGACGGTTCTGGTGTCTGCGGGCAATTGCTGGAGGCACCACGCCATGACGCCTAGAGGCTTCTGTGTAGGATGGTCGCCGCGTTCCTCGCCGTTAGCGCGGAGCATACCGTTCCACATATAGCGGATGCGACGGACGGCCTTCGGGAGGTTCGTCCACGCCAACTCGCAGTCAGCGAAGTCATTGTCGCCGTTCAGCTTGTCCCAAACCAGCCAGCAAGACGTGGCGGGCATAGGATAGTAGTTCCCGCCGAAGATGATGTTCCACCGGCCAGCGGCCATGACCATGTGCAGCAAGTCGGCGCTAATAGCCTGATTGTCCCACTCGTCATTTCCGTAGTCTTTCGCGACCGCCATGTTGGTCCGAGACTTGTTCTTTCCAGCGGCCTCGCCAATACCATACGGAGGGTCGGTAAGAACAGCGTCAAAGTCAGGCAGGCCATGCAGGACGGCCTCGCTGTCCCCCAAAATCAGACGGCAATCGCCTATAATCTCTTCCCTCATCCGATAAGCCTCAACTCAACCGGCGTTCCCGCTGGCTAGTGTTCTCCCGCCTGAATAGCCAAGGCAAGAGCGCGGACAAGCCTAGCGTCGCCCTGACGCTGTTTAGCCTCTGCATCCCTCTCATGATCGAACCCGTTAGCGGTCGAGTTCATAAGGATGCTGGTGCCCAACTCTTTCCTCCAAGGAGTTCCCAGCGCGTCTGCCCGGTCTCGGATGCTCCAAGGGCTGCGGCCCAGTTTCTCGCCAATCTCTTCGGGCGTGAACCCTAGTTTTTTCATCTTGCGGATTGTGTTGTCCTGAACGGACGTGAAGTGATTACGCGGCTGCCGCAAAAGAGCCTCCCGCCTTCATCGCAGAACCGTAAGCGGCCATGAGTTGGTGGAAGTACGGAGACACGCCGCCGCTTAGGCGCATCTTAACTGCATCTGCGTATTCGATGCCGTTCCGCCGACAATGGGCTTTGACGCCATGCAGGATGGTTGTATGATCTCGTCCTCCCAAGCGACGGCCAGCCTCCGGATAGGAGATATGAGGGCACTCGGTGAAGACGCGGTACATTGCCTCCTGACGGGGCCAAGCCAGTACTCGCCGCGAGCCTTTCCCCAAAAGAACACCCACGGAAAGCCCGTGCTTCGCGGCCGTCTCCCGTACAATGTCGGCTACTGAAGTTCTCACGTCTCTCTCCCTTTCGGCTTCCGCTGGAAACCTCTTGATTGAATCTTGATTCCTTTGGGCCATTCGTTGCGGCTCTGCATCCTGCTAGGCTTGCGGGTCAAAGGATCAGCCTTCTTGATAAGCCGATTGACCTTGCCTCTTTCGGAAGCCTCTCCCGCCGTCTTGCTGGCGTGACAAGCGGGAATCCAAGCCTCTAGATTCTCGATCTCGTTCGTTCCGCCGCGCCAGAGTGGGTTGCGGTGTTCGATGTGAAAGCCCGGCTGTAGTTTCTTTGCGCATCCGCACTGACACCGCCCCTCGGCCCGATTGAATATCTCTAACCGCTGCTTTTTGGTGAAGGACTTACGAGGGTAGATGAAAACGGGTTCGCGGTTCACAAGTCGCGCTCTTTCCAAGCGTCTTTTGCACGGTCTGCAATGTCCTCAAGCCTGTTGCCTACCGCAATCTCAATCTCTCGGTCTGTAGGCTCGCGGTCCAGTTCATCCGAAAGGCGGTCGTACTCTTCAATCCAAATCTCTTTCATGACGCGCAATATCCTCCATCGCATCCGCTCTCGGTTTGGCTCTTGCCGGTGCTATCGGAGAGGGAGCGGTATTTGCCTCTCTTTGCCTGTGACCAGCGAACAACCTCATGAATGCCTGTTGCGCCCATTTTGGACGCAGGCCGGAAAAAGGTACGGGGCTTGCCGTTGCTGGTAATGCCCATTTCTCCCTCAAGCCGCGCAACGTCCTGAATCACTACGCCGGGGGTCATAAGCAGGCCCTCACGGTTCTCGTTGATGCACAACTTGCACTCTTTGGACTTGTGCGGGAGCACCTCGAAACCGGCCCGCAGGATCAGCGCATCCCGCTCTTCGTTTGTTGTGTCCCATAGTGGCTGGCGAAGGTCGCGGCCTCCATGCGCCTCGCTCTTGTAAACCCACTCAACGGTATTTGACCGTTCGGCGCTTTCGTGGCGGCGCTTACCGTTTGCACAGATGGCTTTTCCAGTCGGATCGTGTTCCGCCAGAAACGCTATCGTCGGGATCATCTTGAGGATTTCGGTGCAGAACTGGATGCCTTGGCGCGGGAACGCCTTTTTCCACTTCACTAGCGCCTCAAAGCCCATCGACGTTGTGCGGGCATGGCGGAAGCCGTAGCTGTCGCACAGGGCCTCAACGCGCTCCATGCGTTCGTGCCATGATTCCTGATTCCCAACCGCTGGCATTGACCAGCCCGTATCGTTGTAGAGGCACAGGACGTTTTTAAAGCCGTTTTCGTAGAACCACTGGATCAGGGCAATGGAGTCGTTGCCTCCGCTGTTCGCGACGACGTACCAGCCCGCGCCTAGCGAACCGCCGTCAAGGCTGTGCACAAGGTCATATTGAAAGGCGCTCATGTTTCTCTCACTTCCGCGCCTGTAAGCGCCTTCAGCAGTTTGACCTTGATGCGGTAAACAGGATGCTTGCGGGTGATGGGGCTTTTCGTGTCCTCGATCACTTGCTTGCCGCCTTCTGTGTAGGTAAAATCAGGAACGAAGGTGCAGACAAGTTGATCGTTGACCCTGAGCGGCAATCGCACCTGACGAGATAGATCGGATATTTGACCCGCTCGCTGTAGCAGACAAAGCTCACCCCATCGCCGAGCCTCTTTCTGACTATCGAAGGACAGGCCATCGACCGTAACCTTTCGGTTTAGAAACTTTGAAGGCTTCTTTTCTTTGTCGCCCGCCCAGCGTGATACGGTAGGGGGAGGGGTCATGGCAAAGGCTCCACGGAAAGAACGTCTTCGGCCTTCACGCCAGCCAGCATAAGGGTTCTGACCTTGTCCTGCGTCATTTGCGCAAGCGCGTAGCCCTCGGCTTTTGAGCCCTCAGTTTCCTGAGAGCCGTGGAAACCGTCTGCGGTAAATGACCAACGAGTGCGCGGGAAATAGCGAGACCTGACGGCATCGGTAAGCGCGTCGATTTCTTCGATGGTGTATTTGTGGATCACGCTTTCCGCCCTTCCAGATATTCTTTGCTGAGGCGGAGAGGAACGACGGCATTGCCTTCGACAACAAGGCTGTCGAGCGGATCGTAGTCGGCAAAGGTGTTACCCTCACAGACGACTTTATCGGCATTTCGGACAATAATGCCGCCCCGCTCAAGGAACATTTCCTCGTTCCTCAAAGCCCTTAGAGCGGCATAGATGGCTTGGCGGGATTTCTTCTGTTTGATCGCCTTGGCCAGAGAGATTTTCAGCGCGTCACGTTCACGGGCGATTTGAGCAAGGCGTTCGTTCCGGCGCTTTTCGGCGGTAAAGAAGCCGTGCGCGGCCCATACCTCGTCAGCAGATACAAGCGGCCCGACTGTTGACCCGGAACGGTGGTAAATGTCCGGCTCCCTCCGAAAGAACCCATAATGCTGGATGAGGCGGCGGAAAAAACTCAACATCACGCAGTCCTCCAAACACGAACGCCGCCATCAACCTTGCGGATAGTGACCTTTGCTCCGTGGCGAGCGGCCCAAAGAGAGGCAGAACGGCGAAACGCTGAGGCATTTCCAGCGCCTGTCGGAAGAAGGAAGCTGTCGCCAACATCAAGCTCGCCAAACGGGTAAATAGAGTTCCCAGGAGGCGCGACGGGGACACCCTTTTCGATTACAAACTTGGTCATCACGCTTGCTCCTTACGTTTAGCTGGTTGTTTGGCGGCTCGCGTAGCTGCGGCCTTAGTTCTGCCGGCTTCCATGTTGGCGGTTTTGCTCGACAGGCGTTCAAGTTCTGCCTCATAGAAGGTGACGGCCTTTGACCGCGCCTCTTCCGGCGTTGCCGCGTGGATGGCGACCGGAAGCCAATCGGGTTTCATTTTTCCCTTAGCCGAAAGCATCGGCATACGGATGCGGGCGATAGCGCCGTGTTCTGCGCTGTCCCACGTCACAACCTCGTAACTCATCACCCCTTCTCCCTTAAAGCTGCCCGCGTCATTTGCTGTCCTCCATTGCTGCTTTCCGACTAGCTAGTTGTGCGGCAATCACCGCGCGCTGCTGGATGGTCGGTTTGGGGTGCCCCAATATTTCGTAAATCCGTCCCGGCGCGGCTCTGTGCCCGTTGACGTAACGGCTGACTGCGGTGGCGTCAGCGCCGTTCTGCTGGCACCACGCCATAAGTCCGCCTCCCGTGTTTATGCGGTGACAAATCTCAACCAGCATGGGATCGTCTTCGTTATAGGGCCGGAGAACGCCGGAGCCGCCAAAGGTTTGATTGAAAGGATTTTGGCCCGACTCCATCAAGAAGCGGATAAGCCCCGATTCGTGCGCTGCCGCGTCTATCCGGTGCTCGTAATCAGCGATGACCGAAAAGACAAAGTGCTGCGGACCGATATTTCTCATGGCCTCGTACAGCGGTTCATCCCGGCTAACGCTTGCGTACAAGTGGGCGCGCCAACGAACCTGCGGCTCCTGACTCATCCCGATGTAACGGCGCGGGATTGCCTCCGACTTGATCTCGTACACGCTATGATTTGACATTAGCTTTCATCCTCGCTCTGGCCCGGTCAATGATCTGCTTGGCCCACTTAGAGTGCATGTTGGCCTCGCCGCGATGGGTCTTTGCGGCATCTAAATGATGCGCCAGCGCCGACCGCTCGACTGGTGAAAGGTGATCTAGGTAAGATTTATCAGTCATAACCAGAACGCTACCCGACAACGATAGGCGTGTCTATAGCGTTTTTTGTGCGAAAAGTGCTTGCAATCGTCCGTCATGCGGTTAGGTTGGTCCTCAACAGGGAGAGACACATGAACTTCGACCAGCCCCATTCCAGCCCGTTTGAGCGCGCCTCGCTGCTGCGCTCGTATCGTTCGGCCCTTCGCAATCTCCGCACGGCCTATTGCTGGGATACGCGCCTCGACAACCTCAAGAGCGCAGAGCAATGCCGTAAGAAGCTGCTGGGCCTTCGCCTGTCCGTCGCGGACTACGATTACCGGCCCATTGAGGTTTCCGGTAGCTTTCGGAGGATTGGGTGATGGGCGCGGTTAAGAACCACTTTCACGACGAGATTTGCGCGGCGGATGGCGATGACGACTATCCGCTCCGCTTTCCGCGCGACAACGACACGGACGCCAGTTTCTGCCCGACGTGCGGCGAGCCCGAAGCGTCTCCGTCTGTAGAGGCTTTCGAGGTCTTCGGGGAGGTGATGTGCGCGGACTGCGCCGTCCAGCTTTTCGAGGATGGCGGCAAGTCTCACATTCTGGCGGGGATGCAATGACCGACGTAATCGACTCCATCCGTGGCCTAAGAAACCAGACTCTGACCTACGAACGCGGAATGTCAGACTTGACGGTGGCTATCGGCAATATCGAGCGGCTTACCGATCTAACGCCAGAGCAACTCGCCCGGCTCTGGTCCGCCACATCAAGACTAAGCAAAGCAGCATTAGCGAAGGGGAAGAACGATGAGTGAGTGGCAACCGAAGTGGCCTAGGCATGAAGCCTCGCTTCACCTGACGCACAATGATCATCTGGCCTGCTATCTGACGGTTCAGCAGGCGATTGACGAGCAAGACTTCGGGTATGATTGCTGGGTCAGCGAGGAGCAAAAGCAAAAGGCTATCGAAACCAACGAGTGCTGGATGCTGCAATGGTATCCTGACACGCCTATCGGGTTCAACCTGCTTGCCGCTGCCGATCTGGACGTTCTGCTAGAGGCGGCGCGAGCCGATGACTGACCAGCCTGTAGCTATTTTCCGCGACGGGAAACTCTGGCTGGCCGATGTATTTGCCTATGAGCCAGCCTCGCGAATGTCCGTCGCCCTGATGGCTCAACGTCAATCAACCCTCAACTGCCCGGAAGCCCGCGAGGTAGTCCGTCAGTGTCAAGAAGCCCTAAAACAATTCGCGGCAATGGAGGAAGCCAAGTGAGAAGCAGCGACACGCTAACGAAAATCAGCCCGGCGCTGGTGAAGGCCATCAACGCCATTGAGGGGGTTAAGAAGGGCGCTGATAACCCGTTCTTCAAATCCAAGTACGCGAACCTCGAAAGCGTCATTGAGGCCGCGCACGGTGCGCTAGAGGCTAACGGGCTGGCTGTCATGAAGGGTCCCGGCCCGATGGACGGTAACTGCATCACCCTGACCACGCGCCTGATCCACGAAAGCGGCGAGTGGGTGGAGACTGACTTTTCCCTGCCCGCTGGCAAGATGGACCCTCAAGCCGCAGGTTCGGCTATCACCTATGCCCGTCGTTACTCCCTCATGGCCATGCTCAATATGCCTGCCGTGGATGACGACGGGGAAGCTTCTATGCCTCGCACAACGAAGCCCGGCGAGCCGAAGAACCCGAACGTGAGCGTTCATCCTGAAGGCCCGGATTGGTGGGGGGCTGAAGGCTCTGGAATGTCTGCGGCTCAAGCCAAAAAGGACGGCTGGGGTGAGACGTTCGACGGATGGCTTGGCGCTATTGCTATGCTGCCGTCGCTAGAAGCCGCTCGCGTCTGGTTCAAAGACCACGACGACGACGTGAAGAAACTACCCAAAGGCTGGCGCGTCCAGCTCCGTGAAGAACTCGAAGCCCGACAAAAGGAACTGTGATGGCTGGATATGAGCAAAAACCGGGTGACATTGTCGCCTTCAAGGAAACCGACAAGCGCAATGACCGCGCGCCAGACTGGAAGGGAAATATGATCGTCCCTGAAGGTGCTAAGCCGGGCGATAAACTGGAAGTCGCGCTGTGGGCTAAGGGCGACAAGGGAACGATGTTGGCGGGTTCCGTCAAGTTCCCGATGCAGCGCAACGCAGGTCCGGCTAACGACGCTCCGGCGCATCGTGGGCCTGATTTCTCGTCTCCGTTCTGATGCTCGTATCAGACGACGATATGCACGACGTGCTGGCGGTCCTTGGCGATGAGTCAGGGGCCGCGCACCGGGCCGCGCATGAATATCTGGACGCTCTAACCAAAACGGTTCTTGCTGAGCTTATGGGAGAGAGCGACGCCAAGTCAGCTACGGAGAGGGAGCAATGGGCGAGAGCGCAGACGCGGTTCAAGGAGCATCTGGCAAAGGTCGGGGCGCAGGCAAAGGCGGACTATACAGCCCGGCAACGCTACGCAGCAGCCAACGCCCGCATGGAAGTGTGGAGGACACAGAACGCCAACAACCGGGCGGCGGAACGTGTGCGCTAACGACGTGGACCCCGTGGACCGTCCCCAAACAGGATTACAGCCGATGAATGACCAACTGGAAAGCCAGACGCGCACAAAGTACGGAGCGCTGACAATCCGTGCAGCTGAGGAAAAAGGCCATTATGTCCACCAATCCTCGACGGAAGAAACGTGCGGAGCATATTGCCCGATCTTGTTCGCTGGCGACCTTGAGCAATGCCTAGAGTGGGTCAGGAGCCGCATCCGTGATTGATCCGCTGTTTTCTGTTCGCTCGTATTCCTGCGAACTATCGAGGGCCAGCCGTGACCGATGGCTTGCCTTCAGAGAGGGTCAGGGGATGCCTGTTGTCCAGCATCTAGATCGGTTTTCCGACGTTCCCGGAAGTTTCCAAAAGCAATGGAACGCTATGAGAGATAGAAAGGCTTAAGCCATGAGGAGGCAATACGTTAGAGTCTGGTCAACAGACGAAAGCGACTACACGATGCCGCTCGCGGAGTTTGTGGCCGAGATGCAGTCCGTGATTGAACAACAAGGCGCGGAAGCGGAGGGCCTTGAGTTCCGCATGGAGCTAGACAGAGGTGCTTACGCGGATGACTACCCCACCGTTGATATGTGGGTCCAACGCCCTGAAACCGACGCCGAGATGCACGCCAGAGAAGCCGTAGAGCGGGAGCAGTTTGAAGATTTCCGCCGCCAACGTGAGCGTGCTGACCGGGCGCGTTATGAGGCAATGAAAGCCAAGTTTGAGGGGCTTAAGCCATGACTGATAAGGATGGTTCAAATCGCCAAGGCGATTTACCCACCGAGGGCCAATCTGGCGGCAACGCTTATCCCTTCTTGCCGAAGGGAGAATATGGAAACCGCACGGCGGCTGAATCTGCTGCCGCGCTTATGGGCGTCCGTCAGTGGCGTTCAGACGCCATAGCGGCAGGCTGGTCACATGAGCCGACCTACGGCGAGAGCGAGAGCGAAGAGCGCGCTATGCGGCTTCATGGCCCTGATGGGTGGGTGGTTCAAACGCTGGCGCGAACGCATGAATCGGGCGGCGCTACCGCTATGATCTACGCATGGGGGCCAGACGGCCTCGCTGTTGATGTTCCGCCCTTCTTTGACGTGGCCGTCCTAGAAGCCGCGACCCGGACTTGTAGCCGGTGTGAGGTGACCGACGTGGAAACACAGCGCGTTGGTTTCGCTGGTCGGGTATGCGCCGCTTGCATCGTTGACGCCCGCAAGGAAGTGGAGCGCCCCGGATGGAACAGCTGAAAGCTACCACTGCAAGCGCGGTGGGTACGGATGAGCGAAGCGAAGAAGTGAACCAAAACAATCAGGTAATCCCATGACTACGATGCTGGAACTCGCCGCTAAGGCCATTGCGGTTGAATGGTACTGCGAGACTGGTCACAACGACGCGGGGGCCGTGGCTGCTGCTGAGTCGCAATGGAAAGGCTTTGAAAGCCTCGCACGCGCTGCCCTTCAAGCTATAAGGGAGGTTCCAGAAAGCATTTCCAACGTGGCGGCGTACGATGAGTACGATTGGGCGGGGCGAAACTTCACCGCTATGATCGACTCTATCCTAGAGGAGAAGCCGGAATGACGGACGTGCTAGATTGGCTTTACCCGGAGGCGATTGTGCTTTGGGGTAGCAGCAGCGAGCGTTACCGCGTCGTCTGTGTGGTGATGACCGGCGTGGGGCCTGCTGTCTGGATTCAAAGCACGATTACCGGCTTCTTCGTTTCTATCCAGCCGGATGAAGTCTCGGAAGACCTCAAGCCAGAGCAACCTTAGCCTTTCTCAACCGTTCCAAACACACACAGGAGGGTTACGCCGTGTCTCTGCTGATCTGCCAGAGAGCCGGGCTGATTAGCGGCTGAAAATAAGTTAGCCAAAGGGCTTGACGGACCGGTCCCGGTCGTGGTTTATGGTCTCAACAAAGGGAGACTAGATCATGTTCAGCCAAACCGAAGACCAAAAACTGGTAGCCGCTCTTGAGGCTCAAGGCGTTGACGCGGGTATCTGCGAAGGCCGCGCGGTCGTGTTCCCGGATGGTTACCTCGCGGGCCGCACCGTCTCGGCGTGGGATTACGTGGCCTCGAAAGGGGCCGCGTGATGCGCGGTATCTGGTTTGAAGAATACGAGCGGCTTTACAACGAAGCGGAGGACGGCGAGCCTGATCCGCAGGCTGTCACCGAGGCCGTAACAGAACGCTTCGCAAACGCGGCTGACCGCTACCGTGACGCTCAAAAGTATGAGGGTTACGAATGAACCCGGATACCGCCCGTAAAGCCATCCGCCGATCTATCCTCAAGCAAGAGGGGCGCAAGAGAGTCGAGGTCACGTTGTCCAAGGGAGCGAGCGACGATCTGGACATGGTCAAGCGGCTTGCGGGGCTGAAAGACGACGCTTCCGCTGTTCGTGTGGCGCTTTTCATCGCCGCGAACGCGCTCGAAGAAGACCCGCGTCCCCAACCCTTGACCACCAACCCCCTCTAAGTGGGCCGGAGCCAAGCCTTGACCGAAAAGACGGCGTGAGGCATAGTCAAGCCCGCTCTATGCTTCGCGACTGCGTGGCTAGTCCGGAGACAAGATTATGAAGAACAAGCCTTCGCCCAAGATGCAACCGAAGCTGATTAACCAGCATAAGCGCCTTGCTATGGGCATCCCTACAAACGTCGGCGGACCCAAGGGTAAGCCCTACGGCATGGCCTAGCCCCTTCGCGGGGCTTTTCTCTTATCAGGAACAAAGAATGTCCACGAACTTCGGTAACGATCAAGGCACGGGAACGGTTGTTTCTGACGGCTTTGTAGGCCCGGTTGCAGGCCTCATCACGGCCACTGACGGCTCCACGATTGGCGGCGTTGCTCTGTCAGGCTTCAAGAAGGTTGTCGCGACTATCGTTGACGGCGCTTCGGCTGGTACGTTCACGATGCCGACCGGCGCTGTGGTTGAGCATTTTTACCTTGAGACCCCGACCGCCATTCCGGGCACGCCGACCAACACCAATTTCCGGCTTGGCTCGTCTGCCAACGGTCAGCAGTACATCGCCGATGTGGACGTGAAGGCTCAGGGCTGGATCAACGCGACGGTGGTTTACGCGGGTCGTAATCCGGCGAATACGGTCCACTACACGGTGGCCTCGTCGGGCGGTACGGCGGGTTCGCAGGACGGGGCTGTCAATCTGTTCGTTGCCTATTCGATCCAGGTCTAACAATGGACAAGGTAGCGCAAAGGCTGGCCGACAAGGCCCATTCGCTGCGAGGCGTCCTCACCGACACCCCGTATGCAAACTGGGAAGAGGCCACGGAAAGCCAAAAGGAGTTCTGGCGAGAGATTGCCCGCGCCAGTCAGGACCATGGCCAAGAGCGCGGATTTATGGGCGAGCCGCCAATCCCGGATGAAATGGTTAATACGACCACCGGGCAGGTGCTGAAAGGACCGAAGAAGGCCAAGAAGTGACCGGATTCCTTCTCACGATCATCGCCATTGCCTGTTGTGTTTCAGCGGTTGTGGCGGTGATCCGGGACTGGGAATAATTCAAAGCCGATAGAATACCAGAAGCCCGATCAGCCTAGCGCCGGTCGGGCTTTCTGCTGACCTTGCCTATCCCGTCAACCTAGTCCATATTAACCCCGCTTACACCCGAGCTACGGCACTAAGGTTAAGCGGCCAGACTAGATCACAGGGCGTCACGAATGACCGCACGACCTCGCAAGGTAAGTTACCTCAAGGCCGTCAACATCACGCGCCGCAATCGCATGGAAGCCAACAAGGTTCTCCGCGCCGCCACGACAGCCAAGCTTGCCAAGGTAACGGTTATCGGCTTCACCGATGAAGGCCGTATCTACATGGCCTCCAATAGCGATGCGCCTGATTGTCTGTGGGACATTAGCTACGCCTCAAAGTGGCTGCTTGAAGGTTGTCCCGAGGAGCAAGGCTAGCTTGCCTCCCCTCGAAAACACCAAGCATGAACGGTTCGCGCAAGAGTTGGCCAAGGGTAAAAGCCAAGCTGACGCTTATGAGGCTGCGGGCTACAAATACAGCCGGAGTGCTGCCGCAAGGCTTGCCGCTGATGTGAACATTTGTCAGCGAGTTTCGGAGATGGCTGAGCGTGTCGCCGCGCGGACTGAAATCACTGTCGCGTCAATCACTGAGCGTCTGTTGCGCTTGGCTGAAGTGGCCGAAAAGACCGGGATCGTGCTGGACTGTGAGACGGGCGAGGCGACCGCCTCTAACTCAAAGCACCTAGGGGTTTCTCGTGCCGCTCTGATGGACGTAGCGAAACTCAATGGCCTTGTGGTCGATAAGTCTGAGCAGACGCATACGGTGCATGAATGGCTTTCGACGGCAAACTAAGCCCCGAAGAGCAAGCCAAGGTTCAGCGCCTCCGCGATGACTTTGAATTCTTTTCGCGGAATGTCCTCCGCATCCGCACAAAGTCCGGCGAGATCAAGCCCTTCGTCCTGAACCGGGCGCAACGCTACCTCCACCAACGGCTAGAGGATCAGCGGCGTAAGGGTAAGGTCAGGGCCATTATCCTGAAGGGTCGCCAGCTCGGGGCCTCGACGTATATCCAAGGGCGGTTCTACTGGCGTCTATGGGGTGGTCAGGGGCTTAAGGCGTTCATCCTGACGCATGAGCAGGCCGCGACTGACAATATGTTCGCGATGGCCCAGCGGTTCCATGACGGCGCTCCTGTGTTCGTGAAGCCCCGGACGAAAGCGGCTAACGCGAAGGAGTTGGCGTTCGCTGACAATGACTGTTCGTATTCGGTTGGGACGGCAGGGACTAAGGGTGTTGGCCGGTCATCGACGCTCCAGCTGTTCCACGGGTGCCTTGGAATAGACACGCCTATCGTTGACGGCCTGACGGGCAAACTGCGGGCCATGAAGGATTGGTCTGTCGGTGAGTTGGTCAGAACGCATACGGGCGAAGTTGCGCCAGTCACGTTCATTAGCCGTCAAGCCAAAGAGGCTAACCGGGTCACGCTGAAGGGCCTGAGAGGCTTCCCGCTGGTTGCTACGGACGAACATAGGTTCTGGACGCGCGAGGGCTGGAAAGAGCTAGGCGACATAGCGGAGGGGGATTGCATCGGCTTCCCGGTCGCTGAGATTGTGGACGATGGGTTAGTCTGGCCGTTCCGTTTGCCTGATAGCTTCCGGCCTCAAGGTGGCGGGTCGCGAGAGGTTGGCCCTAACACGGTGTCGCCCTCGTATGATTTAGGCCGGGTGCTTGGCCTGTATCTGGCGGAAGGCTCAATCGCGCGTCAGTCGTCTGGCGTCCCTAGTGCGGTGACGTTCACCGTTCATGAGCGCGAGGTAGATCGAACCGTCGAATGGCTTAAGCCGCTGGCAGATATGTTCCGGTCTGTTCGGGTTGCTAACAGGTCGGATTCTAAGACGTGCACGGTGACGGTCTATGGCCGGTCCTTCGCTACGTTTGTCGAGGGGCTGTGCGGGGCCGTTGATAGCAAGAGGATGCCTGCGGCGTGGTGTCGGAGCGGTGAAGCGTTCGCGCGCGGCCTTGTGCATGGGTATCTTGCAGGCGACGGGCATAGCGAGGCACTGACGCGGCGTATCTCTGCCCCTAGCATCCGGTCGGCTATCACTATCGGGATGCGTGACGCGCTGGCGGCGCTTGGCTACGGATGGGCGTCGATTGCCTATAAAGCCGCTGCGGTTCGGTATGGGCGGAACGAGAAGGAGGCGTGGACCCTACGCTTGACCGGCGAAGGCGTTGACAGGTTGGCGTCGGAGATTGGTTGGCTGACTGCAATCCGGCAGCGCACGGGCGCTTATGGATCGGTCGAAGTGTCAGGTGGTTACGCTTGGCTTCCGGTGGTTGAGAAGGTGTCGGTTGGTCTGGTCGAGGTCATGGACTTTGAGGTGGACCACGATGACCACTCGTACTGCACCATTCATGGCGCGACGCATAACTCCGAAGTTGGGTTCTGGCCTAACGCTGAGACGCACATTGACGGGGCGTTCCAAGCTATTGCCGACGTGCCGGGGACTGAGCGCCTGTTGGAGAGTACGGCGAACGGAATCGGCAACGTGTTCCAGCGGCGTTACGCGGCTGCGCAGCGTGGCGATGGCGATGAGGAGGCAATCTTTGTCCCGTGGTATTGGGGCGAGGATTACGAGCGGGAAGCCCCGGAGGATTGGTGCCCGCCCGGTGATTGGGAGCAATACCAGCATAGCAATGCGCTAACCCGTGAGCAGCTTTATTGGGCGTTCTGCAAAAACCGTGACATGGCCTCGGCTATTGGTGAGCCTGACGACAAGGCCTGCTGGAAGTTCATGCAAGAGTTCCCGGCTAGTGCTGATGAGGCGTTTCAGACGGCGGGTAACAGCTTCATTCCGTCGCCTGCTGTGGCTGTGGCCCGTAAGAACAAGATTCCGCCCATTGGAACGATGGTGATTGGTCTCGATCCTGCGCGGGGTGGTGGTGATAAGACCGGCGTGGTTGATCGTGTGGGCCGGGTGATGGGTTCGTTCGTTTGCGAGCGGTGGGACGACAGAGACTTGATGGTGGTAGCTGGCAAGGCGTTCGGCCTGCTTAAGAAGTTCCCCCAAGCCATCATGAACATCGACGTAGGCGGGCTGGGTGCGGGCGTTTACGACAGGCTCGCGGAGATGGGGCTAAGTCACCGGGTCAATGCGGTGAACTTTGGGTCTAGTCCGTTGGGTATTGGCCCGACCGGTGACGAGCTTTACGCCAATCGCCGGGCTGAAATGTGGGATATCAAGCGGGATTGGTACATGGACCCGGCAGGGGTTCAGGTTCCGGATGATGATGTGTTCCACGCTGACGAGACTTCGGCTGTGTGGGGGTCAGGTGCGACGCGGCATAGCTCTAACAATGAGCTGACGTTGGAGTCGAAGGACAAGATCAGGGAGCGGCTAGGATTTAGCCCCGACTTGGGCGACGCGGCGGCGCTTACATTTGCGGTGCCTGTGGGGTATGATTTGCAGTATAGCGAACCGGCTCCGGTACATCGTGGCCAATCCAGCGTGACAGGGTACTAGATGAGCATGGTC